CGCGCTCGAGGTGAGCGCGCCCGGCCGGGGGTGGGTTAGCGGGTGAACGTCTCGGACGAGATCGTTTCGAGTGTGCCGTCGGCGTTGCGGCGCTCGACGATGTAGGTCACAGAGGCGGCGCCGGTGGCGCGGGCGTAGATCTCGGCGGCCGACGGCGCCGGAACCTCGACGGCGTCCTCGGCGAGCTCGTCGGGGTCGTCCTCCCATTCGCCCATTGCGCGGAGCTCGGCGACGATCGCGTCGCGGTCGCCCATTCCGTGATGGAGCCGGAAATACAGATCGCCTGCGCGGGCCGACTCGATGCATGACTCGCAGAGGTCGCCGGTCTCGGCGACGGGAGTTCCGTCGTTGCCGCATACCGGGGAGCGGTCGGTGTCGTCCTGCTCGTAGCTGTAGCCGTCCATTGTGACTCCTCGTCTCGGGGGGGTAGTGCTTGACACTAAAACTAGTCCGGAGTCGGTTTAGTGTCAAGCACTAACCTCGTTCGTGCAGGTCAGAGACGTTATCTCGTCAATCGTCGTACGTAATCGGAGCCGGCGACCGGGTAACGTATGACGAATCAACTCGCAGCGCCCCTGACCTGCGCGTTTACGCCTTATCCGGCGGGACGATCACCACGATCTCGCCCCGTTTCCCGTCGATGATCGTCGCCGTCGGAAGGAACTGGTGAACCATCTTCCGAAACTGCCACTGTTTCAGCGTCTTAGGCTTCTCGGCCGGTTTCTTCTCGGTCATCGCGTCGCCGTCCTGTCCGCGATGTATCCGACGCTCGTCGTAACCACCATTGCGGCGAGGCCGGTCACGGCCCAACGCCAATCGGCGAGCCATACCCACGCGAGAACGCCGGATACGGGCGTTGCGACGTTCACGACGCCGATATAGGGGAGTAGTCGTTTCATGGTCAGAGCCTTTCGATGTTGCATAGGAGATCGGCGATCGTGCGGAGCGGGCGCCGACAGACAGGGCACGGGGCCGGGAGGAACGAGATCTCGAGGAGTTCCGACCGTAACCGGGACTTGCGGAGGCAGTCGAGGCAGAACACGGCCCCGACCATATGCGGCCCGCACGAGTGACCGAGCGCGATATACGCGGCCGGGCGACCGCAGACCTTGCCCGGCGCGAACGCCGCCGAACACGTCGTCTCGAAATCGAGGCCGTCGAGGAGCTCGGCCTCACTCGGCCCGGTCACGCGTCACACTCCCCGGGGATCGGCTCCTCGAGGAGCTCGGTCCGCGCCCCGCACTCACGGCACACGTGATACTCGGTCCGGGATCCGCACGCCTCGCACCCCCCGCACATACCGGCGTTGAACGTCTCCCAATCGTGGAACCCGGCGGCGTTGTCCGGGAAGTGTTCCGGACACGTCGGGTTCGGCTCGAAAGCGCCGCCGGGTTCAACGATCCCGTAGTACGTCCACGGGTTCGCGACGGGTTCACACGTGCATTCGCTCACGGCTGGACTCCTACATTTGGCGCGGCGTCCGCGAGGAGTAGCACCAACGGCGGGTATGCGGGCCGAACGCTGGTCTGGCACTCGATCGACGTATGACCCGCCAGATGCTCGGCCTCACGAGCGAGTGCGAGCGCGTGGTCGAACGCCGGTCTGAGAGCGGGCCACGCCATCGCACGGCCTTCGGTGAGTTTCCTCGTCACATCGGCGTTCACCGGATCCCCGCCCACCGGGAGAGGCGGCCGACGATCGCGGCCGGGGCCGCGGTGATCTGCTCGAGCGCGTAGTGAACGATCCCGTCCGTGATGTTCCCGACGAGTTGCCGGGAGTCGAGGGATCCCCGGAACTCGATCCGACGCGGATCCGCCCCGGCGCAAACCGGCGCGGCGGGGAGCTCGGCGAGCGCCGCCCGAACGGCGTCGTCGATCTGCCGGAGTTGCGTCGGCGTGAAACCTCGATCTCGAATCATGCTCGCTTTCCCTTCTGCTCGATTTCACGGACGAGTTGCCGCCACCGGTGGGCGGGGATGATGTGCCCGCACTGTGCGTCCCTGCACTGAACGAGGACGGGATGCGCGTAGGCGAGTTCTTTCCGGATCGCGACGACGGTCCGCCCGTCCGAGTACCGGCGGACCTCTTTCGGGCCTTGCTGCCGGAACCCGAGCGGTTTCACGAGGGGGATCGGGTTCCCCCGGGAGTCGAGGGGGACCGACTCGCCGTAGACCGGTGCCTGTGCGGGCGGGTAGAACATCACGGTTCGTTTCCCGCACTCGTCGCACCGGACGCCGGGGACGGCGCGGGGCCGGTCCTCGTACGGCCACCGGGCGAGGTTCGTTTTCCGGTTGTCGGCGACCTCTTCGACGAGATCCGCGACGAGGTCGTGTTGCGCGATGTCCTCGAGGTGATCGAGGAGCCAGCGCGCAACGCCGTTGACGAGTGCCGTCGAGCCGCCGCGGAATCCCTTTACGACGGGATGCCAGTCCCAACCGTCGTCGGTTCCCTCCTCGCCGATGTCGAGGGACGTCCGGAACACGCGCCACGCCGCCGACGTGTCCGGGGCCTCGATCCCGACGGCGTCGGCCGCGGCCTCGGCCCACGAGCACAACAGGGCTAGAACCTCGTCGGCGGCGTCGACGGCGGTCACGGCGACCGGCGGTTTCGAGCCGGGGCCGTTCGGGTCGTGAGGTTCGTCGCCGCCGACCGGGTTCCCGGCCGGTTCGAGTTGCTCCCGCATCCACGAGACCATTTCGGGGGCGGCGCCGATCAACTCGCGAGCCCGGGAGAGGTGACCTTTGCACAGGTACGCGCCGGGGGTGAACGGTTCCCGGTACTCCTCGTGATCCCACACTCGCTCCCCGCCCTCGGCGAGCGACTCGGTCCCGTCCGGTGCGGTGATGATCTCGCCGGGTTCGCGTCGGCGCATATGCGGGAGCGCGCAACGGGTTTCGTCACTCATTGTCGGCCGTACCTTTCCGGCGCTGAACGTCGATGAACCGTTGCATCGCGTCGAGCGCTTTCATTTTTTCCTTGTCGTCGAGGGCCTCGAACTTCGGATCTTGCGGGGGCGCGATCTCGGACGTCCCTTGCGGACCGGCCTCGTCGACCGGTGACCAGTACCCACGCTGTAAGTCGTAGATCCAACCGGCCTGCCAATTGAGGACGGCTTGCGCGAGGAGCGGCGCCATTTGCCGGAGCCCGGAGTGAATCCCGTTGCCGAGGGGGGCGGCGTACAGGAACACGCCGAGCGCTCTCACGTCCTCGTGATCGGTGTCCGGGTACGGGGGTTGTGGGATCTCGTCGATCAACGCCTGAAAGTCGATCATCGGAGGAGATGGTTTCTCGTGGCGGCGGCGCGGGCGACGTCGTAGCCGGATCGGGCGTGGCAGAGCTTCCCCTTGCCTGCCGGTTTGAGTTGCCACCGGGCGGCGCGGCGCTCGTTGTCCGACACGAGCTCCTCGGGGTACGCGCCGAACGGCCGCGAGCCGTTCCCGCCGGGCCGGACGAGGGCGAGCGGCGGATCCCAATCGGTCGACTCGACGGCGCCGAGGATATGCGAGACGCCGATCAACGTCTCGGGGTCCATCGGCGACGCCTTGCCGTTGATGTACCACGACGGCTTAACGACGTCCTCGACGGCGATCAGGTCGACGCGGGCGGCGCGGAGGTCGAGCATCGCGAACGCCTCCTGAATCACCTCACGGGCGTACCCGCGCCGAGTGATCCCCTTCCCGCAGATCGTTGAGTGAGAGATCACCTCGCGGCCGTCGATCAGACAGAGACCCGTGAACTTAGCGCCGGGGTCGATTCCGAGGACGATCATCCGAGCGCCCCGGCGACCTTGTCGAACCATCGCATCGCCCAATCGGCGTCGCCGTCCGCGGTATGCCGGTCACGCCCCGTCGGCGGTTCGACGTTGCACGCCCGCGAGAGATCGTCGGACCGGTACGGGATCGAGGGCATCTCGTAACCGGCGGCGCCGTCGTGGTCGAGCGCCCCGGCGAGGTAGCCGAGCGCCATTGCCGGGACGTCGAGCAAGTGGTAATGCCACCGGGGGATCCTGCCGTGACGGCGCAGCATCCGGTCGAGAACGGCGGCGTCGAACGCCGGGTTCACGCCGACGAGGTGAGCGCCGCGGGTGTGAGCCTCGACGGAGTGCGCGACGGCGGACTCGGGGCGGGTGAGGGCGACCGAGTTCGTGTTGTAGCACGGGTGCCGGTCGTAGAACCCGCCGACCTCGAGGGCCGCCGGGTCGGCGTCCGAGAGGTCGATATCGCCGACCATGAACGAGTGCCGGTAGAGGCCGCCGGACGGCTCACGGCGGATAAACGCGACCTCCCACGGGCGGGCGTTCGGGCCGAGACCGGTCGTTTCCGTGTCGATGAAAACGAGAGTTGTTGCGATCATTGGGAACTCGATTCGTATCGGGGTGATGTGATGTCGGGGACGGCGCGCTCGGTGTCGCCGAGGGCCGGGGGGACGTAGGCGAGCGATTTCAGTCGGGCGATACACGGGGCGCGTTTCACGTGCTCGTGTCCGTGCCGGTCGATGACGGGGGAGCCATTCGGGTACGCGAGCCGACACCGGGCACCGGCCAGGGATCCGCAGTGCGGACAGTCGACCGTGATCGCGTCCTCGTATGCGGCCGTCACTTGATCCGCCTCGTCGACTTGCGGGGCCTCTTGCTGCGCGCCGGGTCGATCGCCCACATAGGCGGCTTGCGGCGGCGGCGTTCCTGCTCGGCCTCGACGATCGGGGCGAGCGCCTCGGACACTCGGCGGGCCTGGTCGCCGATCTCGGCGAACATGGAGACGATCGCGGCGACCGTGGGTCCGGGGAGCGGCCACTCGGCGGCGCGCGCCGACTTGCCGTTCTGCTGCGCGGACGACTCGAACCGGGTCATCAGATCGGCCCGATCCCGTGGATCCACTCGGCGACCGTGGTCATTCGCCGACCGCAACCGGTGCAGCGCGTCGGGTGATCGCCGAACGAGACCACCCCGTCGACGCATACCTGACACGCGGTGACGAGCCGGTGTCCCCGGAACTCGCACGAGTGGAAGAACGCGGCGAGGGTCGCGGGGCGGGGGCACGGGCGGCCGACGTCGCCGAGTGCGCAAGCAAGCTGTAACCGGGCGTCCGCCGTGCTGTGCGCCACGGAGAGCGACCGGGAGAGCGTTCCGGCGTAGTTCATCGGGTTGAGCCTTTCCGGGAGACGAGGAGCGAAACGGGGGCGTTGCCTCCCCGTGTCGATGAGCTTCGGTAGACCGGGCCAACGACGGGCCGATGTGGATAACTCGAACCGGACCCGCGCCTAAGAGATTGGTTTCTTTTGGTTTCGGAAGGACTGGGCGGTACTGGAGTACCGCCTTTGAGGTACTGGAGTACCGCCTTTGGGGACTGGAGTACCGCCTTTGGATCGGCGTAAGGCGGTACTCCCGTCCCGCCTGTGTATGAATTACTCACAGGGTGGGGATGATTCGTAAGGTGGTACTCACGTACCGCCTTCGGGATTCCGGTAGGCCGTGAGGAACGGGATCCGGAACGTCGACGACCGACCCTTGTAAGCGAACACGGGAGCGCCCTTCGCATCGAACGCGATCGGGACGCGCGGGTCGAGATTGCATCGCGCGAGCCGTTGCATAACCTTCCGGAGACCGTTCTCGGAGACGCCCACACGTGCGGCAAGCTCCCCGGCCGTGCGCCAGCACAGCCGCTCGTCGACGTCCGCCCACTCGGCGAGCGCGACGAGGACGAGACGCTCGGACGGGCCGAGATCCGCCGGGGCGCCGTCGAGCACCTCCTTAACGAGCTGCCACGCCATGCCATCACACGGCCTCTGTGTAGGTTCCGGCGTCGTCGAGGAATACCCGGCGCCCGTGACGGACGAGAGGCCACTCGGACGGGGCCTCGTGTTGAGGGCACAGCCAACCGGCGTCGCGCGCCTCGTCGCGGTTCGACTCGGCCCACCGGTGGCAGTCGCCGCACAAGAGGACGCCGTTCGCCGCCCCGGCCGTCGCCGCCCGTTTGGTGCCGCCCATACCGCGGGGGCGCCTGTGATGGATCTCCTCGCCGCGGGCGTTGCGGCAACGCTCGCACGCGAACCCTGCGCGGAACTCGATCGCCGCGCGGGTCTCGGGACTGAACTCCCCGGCCATTACTCGCCGCCCTTGCAGCGGTGCAGTCGGAGGAATCCGAGGATCTCGCCGCACTCGCGGCAAATGTCGTAGAGAGGTCGCATCACTCGCCGCCGTCGATCACGCGGTCGAGGCGGGCCGCGTACTCCCACGCGACGCCGTGCGGGGAGCACCATCCACGCATATCCTCGGCGAACCGTCTCGCACGAGCGATCGTCGCCTCGGCGTCGGCGAGCTTCTCCCGGAGAGCGTCGCGTTCGTCGCCGACGTTCGCGAGCTTCTCGGCCGCTTCGCGGACGGCGTCCTCGGCGGCGTCCGCGGCCTCGGCCGCCGTGTCGATGTCCCGCTCGAATCCCTCGATCACCTCGGACTCGACGAGGAGAACCTTGCAGTCGGGCCGGTAGGTGAGTTGATCGTTCCCGTCGAACTCGCCGTCGAGAACCATCGTCCGGGGCGTCGTCGAGACGACGTGCGCCTCGGTCCCGTATTCGCTGCTAGCCATTGTTCGTTCCTCTCACGGGCATAACGAGATGCCGGTATCTAGTTGCGGGCGCGATGAATTGATCGCCGAACTCGTGTTCGCCCCCGTAGACGGCGACGGGCCGGTTCGCGGCGTCGATCCCGAACGTCACGGACTGCGATCCGGTGCCGGTCACAGCGGCGGCGAGGAAACCGGCGTTCGTGCGGATCCGGATCGGGTCGCCGAGGAGCGTCGCGGGGACGAGCTCGGCGGTCGACCCGACGGCGTCGGTCGCCGAGGACACGAGGGCGCCGTCCTCGCCGAACGCGATGTCGACGTGCGGGAACCCGTCCGTCGTGACGGCCGCCCGTTTCAGCGCCGCGCCGAGCTCGATCGCGTTCACTGTCGCGGCCGTGCTGTGCTCGGTCGGGATGAGGCCGCGCCACTTCGGGAACTCGGCGGCGAGGAGCCGCGAGGACGCTGCGACGCCGCCCGCCGTGACAGACATCGCCGATTCGCCAAAGTGCAGCGACACCGGCGCCGACGCGTCGACGGCCTTCGCGATCGAGACCAGGTGTTCCGCCGGGACGAGGGCGTTAACGTCGGGGCCGGTCGCGTCCCAATCGGCCGTGAGGGCGGCGAGCCGGAACCGGTCGGTCGCGGCGAAAGTGATCTCGTTCCCGTCCGTCTCGACACGAACGCCGGTGAGCATCGGGAGCGAGTCATCCCGGCCCGCGGCGAACGCGACACGGGTCACGAGGTCGGCGAACACGTCGCCGGGCATCGCCCCCGTCGCCGCCGCGGGGACCGGGAGCGCCGGATAGTCCTCGACGGGCATAAGGGGGAGCGTGAACCGTGCCGGTCCGGCCGTGATGTCGAGTTGAGTCTCGCCGGACTGGATCCGTACCGGCTTGGACTTCGGGAGAACCTTCGCGATTGCCGCGAGGAGCTTCCCGGACACGAGAACCGAGTCGGCGGACGCGATCTCGGCGGACGCCCGAACCGAAACCGACTGCTCGTAGTCGAACGCGTTGAACGTGACGGCGGCGAGGTCGGCGGTAATGAGGATCCCGGAGAGCACAGCGACCGCGGGCCGGGCCGGGGCGAACCTCGCGGCCTCCCCGACGGCGGCGCCGAAATCGCTCGGTGTCATACGTATGTCGATCAATGAGACTCCTCGGTTATGCGACCGACGCCGCGCGGTAGCGGACGACGGTTCTCTTTGTGGTGTTCAGCCGTTCCGCTATCTCGGCGGCGGTCGCGCCGCGCGCCTCGAGTCGCTCGTATGCGGCGCGGCGTTCAGTGCGGGAAATCTCCCCGGCCCACGTCCCGGCGAGGATCCGCTCGACGAGCACCTCGTCGACCTCGTCGGCGAACTCGACGCCAGACGGGGCGACGCGCGGGTCGTCGATGTCGAGTCCCTCCCAGTCGAGCGGGGCGGGCCAGCCTTGCCGGGTCGCGTGCTGCGCCGCTTGCGTGTTCGGTCCCGGTGTCGCCGAAATCTGTTCGTAGAGGTCGGCGATCGACTGCCACCGGTCCCGGTTGATCGTGATCGACCGGAGTAGGCACATGTGGAGCGTTGCCGCCGTGATGCCGATTTGCTCGGCGATATCGGACTCGCGCCATCCGAGGCGCCGTAGTGCTTGGACTCGACGGCGTGCGCCCACGGCGAGAACGCGTTTCTGCCTCGGGTGCGGGAGGTGGGAGACGGACCGGATCGCGGCGGCGAGATGGATCCGCGTTGTCTGCGATTCCGCCTCGACGATGTACTTGATCGTTTGCACCGGGAGCCCGGCGGCGCTCGCGATCATCCCGTCGTTCACGCCGAGATCGTTGAGCGCGTGAATGTGGCGCCGGATCGGTTCGGCGGGGACGGCGGCGGGGATCCCTCGTAAGGCGAGGAGCGCGCGACGCCTGTCAGCCTCGACGCGGCCGATCGCGGGGAACGTCGTGGGCAGGTTGTTCGTCACGACGCCGCCCGCCCCTCGAGGTCGCGGAGCGCCCGCCCCCGGTTTGCGACGAGGTCGCCGAGGACGGTCGGGTTTCCGTCGCCGTCGACGGTCGGGGCGCCGAGCAAGAGCTCCCGGTCGAGCTCGGCGAACAACTCGCGGAGAGTCGCCGCGGTCTGCCCGTCGTCGAGGGCGCGATCGCGGTACTCGGCGACCGTCGGCCGACGCTCCCCGTCCGCGACCCACTCGCCGACGAGCTCGGCGAGATCGGCGCCCGGCCGGTCGATCACCTCGCGGGAGAGGAGCGGATACCGGGTCTTGCTCACGGTGAGCGCGTGTCGTTCGTCGAGGTCGCCGACGATGTCGAAATCGTGCTCGACGCCGTCCCGCTGGATCGGTTTCAGTGCGACCCGCCGGACCTCTTTCCGGCCGTTCTCGTTGTCCTCGGCGATGTGCTCGACTTTCGAGCGCAGAGTGACGATTACGTGTCCGGGGTAGGAGAGGAGCGCGTCAGTCATCGCCCGTTCCTCGGGGCGGACCTCTTTCCAGCCGGAGTTATACGCGCCGGACCGGCCGCGGCGGTCGACCTGTTCGAGCATCCCGTCGACGCCCTCCCAGTAGCTCGACCACGAGTCGAGAACGATCGCGTCGTACTCCTTACCGGCGGCGACGCCGAGGATCTCGACGAGCGACGCCGGGGCGAACGTCGACGCCTTGAGCGTGTCGAACTGCCAGCCGTTGACGCCGACGTACCACGACGCCGAGCCTCGCTGTGTGTCGACGACGGCGACCCGTGAGCCGAGCCCGTGAGCCAGCGCGAGGGCCGTGTAGGTTTTGCCGGATCCGGGGGGACCGCATAGCAGAATGCGGGCGTGACCAGCGGCGCGTGTTGCGGGGAGAAATTCGACGATCACGAGGCGACCTCGAGCGAGAACGAGATCGTCGAGGCGGGCGCGACCGTGATCGCCGTCTCGGGGGGCATACGGTCGACCTCGACGCGATCGCCCGGTTCGATCCACTTGTGCCAATAGATCGTCCAGTAGTGAATGCCGTCCCGAACGCCGGAGTAGAGGAGCCGAACCGGGTACTCGCGGTCGAACGGTTGCCCGTGCTCGTTGACGAGGGTCCGGATCACGCGGACGCCCTCGGGCATCACCGGCGGGTTCTCGAGGCCGGTGAGCGTGTCGGGCATGTTCCACGAGCCACTGAGCGGGTTACGGCCGCCCCCGCCGTCGGCGCTCACTTGCGACCGCCGACCGGACGGAGCCGAGCGAGTTCGACGGTTTCGATCGCGGCGACCACCTCGAGCCGGGAGCGGGATCCGTAGGGCGTTCGTTTGATGTCGGCGAGTTCGCGTTTCACGTTGACGAGAGCGCCGCCGTCCTCGGCGATCATCGCGTGACCGTCCGGCGTGAGGGCCGGACCAACGAGGGTTCCGAATGAGATCCGGCCGCCCTTTGGCTGCCAGAACACACGGTCGCCGACGGCGAGATTCTGAGAGTTGTTCATTTCCACGGGAGTCCCCAAACTGATAGGTCGATGATTGCGATAAATGGGAGGAGCCAGAGACACGCGAGCCAGTCGGCGCGCCTCATACGTCATCTCTCGATCGGTATGTGATCCGGACTACGTTCGATACCTCGGGGTGAATTGAGAGCGATCTCGGGAACCCGCCCCGGATCTCGATCCCCGAACGGCCGTCGGTCGGAATGGCGAGGTTGAGCTCGACGCCGTTCGCCTTGACGACGAGTAGGTCGCGGCCCGCGAGCTCGATCTCGTGAATCTCTCTCACTGTTCGGCCGTTTCGATCGCGAGGAGTTCGATCGGACTCGCGCCGAGCACCTCGGCGACGATCCGGTCGGCGATCGCGTTCGGCCGGATCGAGACCGTCCCGTCGGGGCGGCCGACGGTGATGCCGGGGATCGTGCGGCCGGGGGCGAGCGCCTCACGCTTCGCGACGTCGATCATCCACTCGGGGACGACGGCCTCGATCGTGAGGAGCTCGGGGGCGTGATCCATGAGGACGGCGTAAACCTGTTCGAGATCGCCGAGTGTGTACTTGTATTCGAGTTCGCTCTCGCGGGTCGACTTGAGGTGAGCGTCGAGCGCTTTCGCATCGGTGATCGTCGCGGTCGGATCGGGGAACGAGCGCGAGACGGTGCCGATCTTGTCGCCGTCGATCTCGGCGGTTTTCTTATCGCCCTTTACCATTCGCGAATCGAGTTCGGCCGCGAGAGCCTTTTTTACGTTCATCACGGACTTGACGAGTGCGGCGACGAGGACGGCCTTATTCACGACTACGGCGTCGGCGTCGACCTCGATCACGTCGGGGGTTTCAGACACGGGGGAGACTCCTAGAGTTGTACGGGGGTGGGGGAGTGGTCAGGCGTCGAGCGCGGCGAGGACGTCGAGGTTCTCGTCGGCGCGCTCGAGCATCCGGCGGGCGATCTCGAACCCGACGCCCGCGGCGCCGAGGAGCGTGAGACCGGTAACGACGATCGCGGCGAAAATTTCGTTATCCACGGTTGAGGACTCCTGCCAGGAATAGGGCGCCTACGCCGGTGAGGATCACGACGTCGAGGACGGCGGCGGCGATGAGGACGGATTTCACTTGAGACCAGAGGTTTCGATGATCGAGTCGGCGAGCCACATGTTCACGAACCCGAATGTCTTCCACGCCTCGAGGGCGGCGGCGAGGACGGTTCTCACGAGTTCACGACCTGTGAGGCATCGGCGAACGCGGCGTCGACGTCGGTCGGCGGGGCGAGTTGCGCGACGAGGGCGGCGGCGGAATCGGGGGAGAGGACGAATCGAGCGATCTCGGTCCCGTCGTCGCCGGTGACCGTGATCGTGTCGGCGACGGTCGACATCGGCCACGGGCCGAGCTCTTTCGTCACGGCCAAAACGTGACTACTTCCGTAGATTTCGATCATTTGAGGGCCGCCTTAATCGTGTCGATCTCGTCGCCGATGAGTCGGAGCGCGAACGGCGCCCACTCGGGATCGGTCAGGCCGCGTTCGATGTGCCGGTCGATACGCCCGGCCGCTTTCGCGGCGTGTTCGCGTTGCTTGTGTGTGTGCATGTTCGGGACTCCTGTGATTGGCGGACGAGTTCGCGGAGGAGCGAGATCGCGGAGACGGGGAGCGGGGGAGCGTCGGCGATTTGCCGGTCGACCCATTCGTCGATCTGCCGGTCGACGTCGCTCACGCGGCGACTGTTCGGTGTCGGGGCGTGTAGTCGACGGCGATCGCGTCGGCCTGTAGGCCGTAGGCGACGGCGATCGCGGCGAGCATCTCGACGGATGCGCCGCGGTGTCCGGCCTCGATCGCGGAGATCGTTCCCCGTGAGTACCGGTGTCCGGTTTCGGACTCGATCCGGTCGAGGAGAGTGTCGATCGTGAGTCCGGCGGCGAGGCGCAGATTCGCGAGTGAAACGTGGGGCGGCGTCTTGCGTCCGAGTTCGCTGTGTGAACCTTGGATCGCTTGGGTTTGCTTGGGCATGAACTGAACTTAAAGCAAACGAGCTTGAGTTGCAAGCCTGTAATTCAGCAAACCAAAGCGCCTACCTGCTGAAACACAAGGGTGTCATTTTCCCAGGTCGCGCGATCAAAGCGTGAGATCTGCCCTAGAGGTTGAGGTTTGCCGAACGATCTGCAAGGCTCTTACTTATGAGTAAGGAACTTGAGCGATTGGGTCGATACGCGTTACAGCGCCGGACCGTGCTTGGACGTAGTCAAGTCCAAGTGTGGAAGAACGGCGGACCGTCAAACTCCACTCTCACCAACCTTGAGGCCGGGACCGCGGACCGGATCAGCCCGGCGACGCTACGCAAGCTCGACACCGGCCTCCGATGGGCGCCGGGGAGCGCCGCACGTGTCCTCGACGGCGGGGAGCCGGAGGCGTTACCCGACGAGTCGGCCGAGCCGGTCTCGTGGCGCGGAGACGAGGATCTCGCGAATCACGCGGCGAATAGCATCCGATCGGCCGTGTCTGAGCATTACCTCGACGACGTCGCCCGCGAGATCGGTCCGGACGCCGCGGCGGATCCGGCCGTTATCCGCGGGTTGCGGTCGATGCTCGAGGATCGGGAGCTCGCGTCGGTTCATGCGCGCCTCGACGCGCTCCCGAAAGACTTGCAGCTAAAGGTGTCGGTTTTCATCGACGCGCTCGCCTTGCAGCACGGACACGAGGAGATCCCCCGATCGGGGATAACTCACCCGTTCCCCGAATCCTGAGACACTTCTCAGCAAACTTTGTAACAGAACGGCCGGTTTTCGATATATAGTCCCCGATGTGCGGACAACCGGGGCAGCGGATCCGCGCGCAAGTGCATTGCCTCACACACACTTTCGTAGAACCCGGATCCGTAAATCATGAACCTTCTCGACCTACTCGACCTCGACATCGACGTGTCAACAATCGTCCACTCGATTGCCGCCGGTGTGCCGTTGCCGCCTAGCTTCATGGCGCGATTGCTCGAAATTTATGAGGCGAGTAGGTCAGGTTTCGTCGGCCCATCGGATCTTCACTGATTTCGGGTCGAACACTCCCCGCCCGCCCCCTTGCGGGTCGATCCGGATCCACTCGAATACCGCGCGGACGAGCTCCCGGCGCTGAATGACGGTCCACCCTTTCCACACGGCGGCGGCGTTCGGTCCGGCGATCTCCCCGACGAGCGGCGACGTGTAGGCCGCTTTCGCCCGCGCGTCGAGCTCGTCGATCCGCGGCTGTAACCGTGACTTGATCGCTTTCAGCATGTCGAGGGTCACGTCGCCGTCGTCGTCGGCGTAGTCGAGGGCGGCGGCGCGGAGCTTGCCGCGGAGCTTCTCGGCCTCGGCGCGCGCCGCTTTCGCCTCGCCGCCCCGGTCCCCGGCGAGCGCCGCCAGCGCGTCCGGCCGTTGCATACGTTTAATCACGAGGCGTTCGATCATCGGGTCGACGTACCGTTTCGCCCGCGACACACACCGGCCCTTGGAACACGCGTAGGCGTCATAGCCGTGCGACTTGAGCCGGTGAACGGGCGCCTTGCAGACGCCACACGTCGCGATCCCGGATAGGAGATGTTTCGGTTCGGTCCCCCGGTGGACTAGCCGGGACGCATCCTTGATCATCGCGACGAGCGCCTCGTGATCCTCGATCGAGATGATCGGCTCCCACGTTCCCGGGGTGATCTGCCCGTGGTGGGAGCGGAGCCCGGCGAACGTCGGCCGGACCATCATTTGCGCGAGGATCGACGCCCGCCACGCGTCCGACGTTCCCGGCGTCGGGACGCCGCGGCCGGTGAGATCCTTCGCGATCGAGTAGAGCGTTTCACCGGCGAGCGCCCGGGATGCGATCTCGCGAATGATCGGCGCCTGTTCCTCGTCGGGAACCCGGGCCTTGATCTTCCCGTCGTCGTCCCGGACGGCCCGGTAACCGTAGGGGATCTTTCCGTGAGGGTGCCCCTTGCTTGCCGCCTGCGCGTGTTCGAGCGACATCCGGGAGCGGGCGTGGTCGACCTCGTGCCGGGCGACGGCGCCGACGATCCGGGCCGTCATCTGCCCGGCCGGTGTCGAGAGGTCGAGCTCGCCGGACTCGACCGTTCGGACGATGATTTTCCGGCGGTCGCATATCGCGATGAACTCCTCGAGCTCGGCCGGGGACCGGTGCAGCCGGTCCGTGTGCCACGCGATCACGGCGTCGGCCTCGCCGCGGTCGAGTGCCTTGATCATCGCGAGATAGTCGGGTCGCGGTTTCCCGGAGTACGCGGAGATATCGTTGTCGGCGTATGTGCGGACGACGATCCATCCCAGTTGCTCGGCGAGCGGTATGCACTTCTCTAGCTGCCGATCAATGCCGAGGTACGCGCCTTCGCGGTCCTTCGACATTCGGCAGTAGATGAACACTCGTAGAGGCATGGGATAAAGGGTATCCCTTGCGAATGTTGTAGCACTACAACTATGTTTAGGGACATCGTTTTTCTCAGTCGCTCACAGAGGAGTCAGAAATCATGTTCCGTAGCCTCATTTCCGCAGGTCTAGCCGTTGCCGCGATTTTTGCCGGCGTCTTTCTGGCGGGTGCCGCTCACGCCGATGAACTCGCCGATCAGTGCCACCGGGCGACGATCCCGACGCCGCTTTGCGACGGGACCGGCGGCGTCGCCCCGTCCGCCGACGACGGAGTGTCGGGGCGCGTCGACTACGTGCAGCACGCCGCCTACTTCTCGGGGAACGGCCCCGATGTCGTGATCGGCGAGGATCACAGCAAGCCTCTCAAGAACGCCGACGGGACGCCGAAACTCGACGGCGCCGGACGCCAGGAATACGCCGACATCACGGCGCCCGGCCCGGCGATCTTCACGGCTTACCCGGACACGGCGCCGGGGAAGGTGAACGGCGACGGCGACCTCGAGGTCGACGAGTCTGGGTATCACTTCGCCCCCGCGAGCTAGTCCGGACACGACAGAATCCCCCCTACCCCCTCTCGGGGATAGGGGGGATTTTCTATGCCGCGACGATGTGAACGAACGTGCTCGAACCCGACGTGATGTGACTGTTCGTGTTGTCGGCGTTCGCTTGGAGTAGGACGTCGTCGCCGTTCGCGATCGTGTAGTTCGTCGAGACGGTCGCGTTAGCCGATACGCCGGACGTTCCCGATGTGATCTGCGTTCCGGTCGCGACGACGGTCCCGTTCACGAGGAGCCGCAATTGCAGGTGATGGTTCGACACGTTCGACTGCCATGCCGCTTGCGCTGAGAGGACGGCGGCGACGCCCCCGTTTGCGAGTAGTCCGCCGTCGCCCGCGACCGTCGAACCGGGGTAGTTCGTCGTGTCGGCGGTGAACCCGGTCACGGGCAACCATGCGCCGGTAGAGGAGAAATTGAACGTCGTCCCGAGTGTCATCCCCGACGGCGCGAACCCGCCGGACGCTACTACCGCTCGTGCCACGAACATTAGTTCCACGTCCCCTTCACGTGTGCGTAGAGCCGGGCGCCGGGAGTCGTAGCAAGCGCCGTGACGTTCACCTGAAAGTAGTCACCGGCGGCGAACGCGAACGAGCCCGTCACTGTCACAGTTGCGCCCGCCGTCGTCGCGGTGAGCGTCCCTGAGCCGGACGTGACCGCGGAGCCGGTCGCCCCGCCGGAACCCTTGTAGATCGCGACTGTGTTCGTCCCTGAGGCGTCCGCGGTGCCCGCGTGGAAAATCACCTGTGTGATCGTGCAAGCACGGTCGAACCGGATCCCCTCGGGCATATCGCCGTAGCCGGTGGCACGAGTGCCGGACTGAACAAGCACGGTGAAATCGCACGGGACCGTGTTCGCCGCCGGGGTTCGTGTGTCCGAGAGTCGGGCGTCGTTTCCGACGCACGCCGTCGAGGACGTCGTTCCGAACGCCGCAGCGTTGAACGCCGGTGCCGCGGCGGACCCTGCGAGGATCCCGGCGAGTTGAACGACGCCCTTCGCGCTCGTTGTGGCGTCCGCCGGTGCCGTCCACGTCGCATTACCGGACGCGTCCGATGTGAGGAGCTTCCCGGCGGCCGGGGTGCCCCCGGTGACCGTGAGGGCCGGAGTCGTAACCGTGCCGGTGAATGTCGGCGACGCTATCGGCGACTTGAGCGCCAGCGCCGACGAGTTCGCCGCCTGCGCCCGCGCGTCCGTGTAGTACTTGTTCGTCGACCCTTCGGTGACCGAGTCCGTCGAACCCGGCGACGGGGATATCTCGACGTATGCGGATCCCGACCATCGGTAGATTTTCCCGGTGTCGAGGGCGACGAAAATCTTTCCCGTCGTCCCGGTGCCGGGGAACCCTGCGAGGTTCGCATACTCGAGGACGTCGTCGACGTAGCTCGGGAGGTTGACGGCCGGAACGAGGCCGGACGAGTCGAGCGGGGCGTAGCCGTTCGCGGCGCCCTTGTTCGCCGTGTTCTCTTTCGACGCTAGGCCGGGGACGGTCGGCGACGCCGCGGTCCCGCCGAGATCCCCGGCCAGTTGAACGATCCCCTTCGCGCCCGTCGAGGCGTCCGACGGCGCAGCCTGCGCCGCCCACGTCGCGTTACCGGACGCGTCCGACGTGAGGAGCTTCCCGGCCGCCGGGGATCCCCCGGTGACCTTGAGTGCCGGTGTCGTAACGGTTCCCGTGAACGTCGGCGACGCTATCGGCGCTTTGTTCGCGAGGCCGGGGACGGTCGGCGACGCCGCGGTCCCGCCGAGATCCCCGGCCAGTTGGATAACGCCCTTCGCGAGTGTCGTCGCGTCACCGTTCCCGGCGGGGAGCGACTGCCACGTCGCCGAGCCGGACGCGTCCGACGTGAGGACTTTCCCGGCCCCGGGCGACCCGCCCGTAATCGTGATCTCGGGAGCCGTAACAACGCCCGTGAACGTCGGCGCGGCGAGCGGGGCATAGTCGGTGAGGGCCTCGGCGAGATCGGCCGTCGTGAGCGTCACGGGAGGCTCGTTCGACGTCCCCGGGACCGGACCCTCACGCCAGCCTTGCGAAATCCAGTACGGGAGATCGGTCGTGTCGATGAAATGACCGTTCCCGTCCTTGTAGACGACTGTGTCGGTCATCGGTCACCCCTCGTAGGCGTTGCGGACTCGCTCGGGCATCGCCGGGACCGGGATCCCGTGCTCGCGGTGGCTCTTGATGAGGTCTTTCACGAATTGAACGAGATCGCCAATGAGGCTGTCTTGGTCGTCAACTCGGGTATTGAGTTCCTCGATCTTCCGGTTCGCCGGGCCGAGGAGCGAGAGCGCCGTCGCCGAGTTCGTGGCGGCGATCGACGCCTCGTCCTTCGCCTCGAGCAACGGCGCCCGCCGCCGGTCCTTCAGGTACCACAGGACGACGGCCGACCCGGATCCGCCGACGATCGACGACGCCCCCGCGATGATCCCGACGAGAACCTCGGTGTTCATAACCCGAACGAGTGCATGGCGTCGGCCGCGGCCTTCGCGCCGTCGGCGGCGGCCGTGGTGATTGACTGCGCGAACGGGCCGGGAACGAACCCGGGGAGCGGGTCCGGAACGTCGACCTTAGTTGCGGGCGCGGGCGAGGTGACGATCACCGGCGCCGAGTGCTTGCCGACGGCCTCGACGTCGGTCACGAGCTCCTCGGCGGCGTCGACGGCCGCGACGATCACCGGCTCGTTCTTCACGAGCCACACGTGAAACGTGTTCGCGACGCCGAGGACGGCGACGAGGCCGGACAGTGCGATCGCGGCCGGGCGGTAGTCGGGGGGAGCGAGCTCGAGGATTGAGGTCGCCGCGGTTCCCACGGTGACGAGGTTCCCGACACCGGATACGACGGCCTTCGCGTAGGGGGAAATATTCAGCATCACGCCGCCGCCTTCGGGTCGTGGCATCCTTCGATGCCGAGTTTCGCGCCGAGGGCGCCGAGGAACCCGGCGACGGTCCGGGCGCCGAGTTCGGGGAAACCGGGGAACTCGCCGACGGTCGGCGAGCCGGTCAACTCTTTGAGAGCGGCGGCGGCGGTCTGGTAGATCGGACCCTCGAAACCCTTCTCGAAATCGGTGAAATATTGCACGGTGAGCGGAGAGTTATCGGCCACGGGGGCGCCTTCCGGTGTCGAGGGGATGGGAGTGGATCCGATACCGCACGCGGCGGCGAACTCGGCGGGCGAGAGGCCGTCCGCGGAGTTCACGTCGGCGTTCCCGAACGGGGGCACGAACAACGCGTCGGTCTGCCCGTCGGTGAATTGGTGGGCGATCTTCCCCGGATAGTCCGGGTTGCTGCCGTATGAGGCGACGATGAGCCGGATCCCGTCGGGTTTGGTGGGCCACATCGAATCGAGGTCGGACACGTTGCCGTACCCGATGACTCGACGTCGGTCGCCGAGCCAATCGGCGGCGCCCCAATAGAACCGGTTGATCCCGTCCGACTGGTCGCCGCCCGGGTTCCCGCCGGACTCGAGGTCGATCATTACGACCATTTTCGGGTGAGGCGTGCCGACCATGTCCCGCATAGTCGCGAGTGTCGCATCCCAGTTCGGGCGCCAATAGGCGTAGACGATGAAACAGTCGAGGCGACCGGCGTCGGCCGCGGCGCAGCACCACGCGTAGTTCTGCGCGAAATCGTGGTCGCGGTAGGTGCCGTCGTCGGACCGGATCGACAGAACCCGATACGGGTAGGAGTCGTTCACCGGATCCTGAAACTCGGACACGTCGGAAAATAGGGTGTCGGTCATGGGGGATTCACCTCTTGTATTGGGGTTTAGCCGGGGTTGAGGAGGGCGCCAGCGAAGTTCGTCAAAGTGCCCGCGGTATCGCCGATTACGCCGGTACTCGTGGTTCCGCCCGATTGCTGTTTCCAACACGCGGGTTGCAGGTAGTAACCGACGGGGCAGTAGACCGGCCAAGCGTGACCGAATGTTTTCCCGTTGTAAGAGACGGTCGTTCCATTGTCGTCCGAGTCCGGGCCGACTTGCCCGATCTCAATCGGCGCCATCGCTCCCGTGCTCGTCCCGCCGAGGAGTGCGACGCCGCCGAGTGCGAGCGCAAGATTCGCCCGGAGGTGAACGGAGGCCATATAGAACCCGGCCTTTTGGATCTGGATCCGACCGACGCCGAGGCTATCGACCGTGACGTTCGCGGTTCTCGCGGTGTCCTGAACGTCGAATGTGCTCGCGGCGAGCGGGTTCGCGGCCGTGCTCCATGTGACCGACGTCGACGCGCTACTGCTCGATCGGTAGAGCTTCCATCCGGTTCCCTGAACGGCGACCGGAGAGATATCCGAGGCGGATATCGAGTCGATATTGAACGACGACGCGCCGTTCGACGACATGCCGAATCCCCACCCCAAATGAGTGCCGTCGTTGAACGTTCCCCCGTAGGTGGTATCGGTCTTGACGAGTTTGACGACGCCGTTAACTAGAACCTTGTACGTGTTCCCGGTCACCTGTAGTTCGACCGTCGAGCCGGAGGAGAGCGACGGGATCGACGTCCCGCCGGGATTCCAATCGTTGGTTGTGACCGATCCGCCGGAGAGCGTCGAGTTCCCGAGGTAGACCTTGTTCCCAAACACGTTGAGGTAAACGAACTCTGACATCGTCGCGTTGCATCTAATCGCGATCGTCGTCGCGAAGAACAGTGCGGCGTGAACCGTGCCGACCACAACGGCGACCGATTGGTCGCTCGTCGCGGTCTGACTGTTGTAGAGCGCGAACCGGGCGCCGTTCGCGGATCCGCCGTCTGCGAGTTGCGCTTGTCCGCCAGACGCGATGATCGAGGCGGCGCCCGCCGCATACTGCGTGAAATTGGCGATCGGCGACGCGTCGGTGTTGAAGTTCTCGGAGTAGTGCGCGCCGCCCGTGCTGCTCGCGTTTTGGCTCGCATTGAGCGCCGCGATCGACGACGCGTTCGACGTCGTCGTGTCCTGAATGCCCGATATCGCGGGGGCGACTTGCGTCGCGTCGCTCGTCGGGATCCCCGTCGCGCCCTGCGTGATCCCCTGCGTGATCGTGTCCGCCGTCGACTGCGCCCCCGCGGCGTTCGTGAGCGCGTTCGTCGCGTCCGTGCGGAGCGATGTCGCCCAATCGTGCAGATTGACGAACCCGCCCGTGAACGAGGTCACAGCGTCGCCGACGTTCGCGAGGATCGTGTCCTGTAGCGCAACGCCGAACGCCTTGATGAACCGCGGATCGAGCCCGGCCATTAGAGCGGGATCACTTTCACCCCGAAATCGGCGTGATCGGCGAGCGTCGACCACGCGTCGACGGACGCCGACGTTCGGACCGCCGAGAGCGTGATCGTCGCCGAGCTCCCCGCCGCTACCTTGCCGGTCGTCGACGACGGGACGGCCGAGCCGAACGACGGGCCGACGACGATCGGGGTCGTAACGATCCCGGTCGAGCCGAGCCCGTACCCGACGAGGTCGCCGGTCGCCGGATCCCCGACGCGAACCTCGGCGTCGATGTGAACGCCGGTCGTCGACCCGACGGCGTAGAACCGGCCGAACACGTCCGGCCGCCAGTCCCACGGCTGCGCCGGGATCGTGATCGCGGCGAGCGCGTACCGGGCGGCCGTACCCGAGTAGGGGGCGTTCCACGAGGCGCCGGGGACCGTATACGGGCCGATAATCCGTTTCGGGGCGGCGACGGTCCATTTCGACGTGCTCGTGTCATACACGAGCGTGTAACCGTTCGTGAGCGTCCCGACGAGGTCCGACGCCGCCGAGATCGTCGCGTTCGTCCCGGCGTCACCCTGCGCCCCCTTGAGGAGCGAGAGGTTCAAGTCGTAGACGGCGGCGACACCGGCGGAACCCGGCGTCACGAGCGTGAACGAACCGGCCTGCGTCGGCGTCGGGACCGTCGTCGGGTCGAGCGTCGTCACGTTGATGTTCCGCAGCGTCGGCGACGGACCGGAATCGCCCGTCACGAGCGCCGGGAGGCTGGACACGCCTCCCGACGGCGTGAGCGTGAGCGTCGCGACGCCCGTCGACAGTGGATCGGTTGCGCCGGTGAATGTGACGTTTCCGGTCCACGTAATCGAACCGTCCGGGTTTGTGACGATCGTAGGCATCGCTGAAACTCCTAAATGTGTTGTGTCCGACTAGTTCGCCCTGAGACTCGCGGCCTTGAACGCGTTCGCGAACTGTTGCTCTTTGCGGGCGAGTTTCGTCCACGCCGACTCCTGCGCGGACCCGTCGCCGATCTTCGGGGAAACCTTCACGTAGCTCTGCCGGTCGTCGACGATCGTCGTCTCGGTGCAGTAGTCGGTATAGAGCTTTCCCTTGTAGATGAACGACACGGCCGATCCGATCTCGAAATCGGATCCGAAACTGTACGGGTAGCCGTCCTGCACCACGAACGAGAACGACACGTAACCGCGCGAGTCCCACATCGCCGCCTCGAGGGCCATGAGTTCATCGAGCGTGTACGCCGCCGAGCCGGTCGCCGCAAAATATTCGGGGTAGCCGTAGCGTCCGAGCTTGCGACGGCGACCCGAGTTCTCGACCTCTTGGAACGCGAGAATGACATCGTCGAACACGCCGTCGAGGAGCGTCGGCGCTATGCCCGACGCCCCGACCGCGACGAGTACCGCCGACAGCAAATACTCGAGTGCAAGGTCTATAGCCTTGTTAACCCACTCGGGTGACTTCCCCCCGCCAATGACCGTGTAAGCCAATGGATGATGCGCCGTCACGTGCGCCTCGGAGATCCCCGATTTCGGGCCGTCCTCGTAGATCACCCACGGCGGTTTAGCGTCGATCCCGAGATAGTGCGCAAGCGAGTACGTCGCCGGGTCGACGCCGTCGTCGAGGAACGCCCCGATAACCTCGCCGATCGTCGAGTCGACGAGATCGACGACGTCGCCGATCAGTCCGTCGATGAGTGTCCCGGTGAGGCCGGTAACGCCGCTCATATCCTTGACGTTGACGACGATCGTCGGCTCGGTGAGCGTGAACGCCGTCGTCGGTTGAGGTTCGCCCGGGAGCCACAGATCGGCCGTGAGGACGAGTCCCTCGTCTTTGAGGATCTGTTGAACGAGCGTCGCGACCGAGTCCATGCGGCCGGTGATCGCGACCCACTTCGACGTGTCGTGTAGCCAGTCCGGCGGGATAACGGCGATCGGGGTGAGTAGACCCTCTTTTTCGAGCATGGTCCCGAACCACGCGCCGGGGTCCGTGATGTTGTTGATGAGCTCCCAGAGGCCGAGTTGCAGGCGAATGCACTGCTCCGCAATCATTGTGAGGATCACAGTCTTTGCGGGACCGATGTAGATCGCCTCTTTTGGCTCCTGCACCTGGATCGGGAGCGCAAAATTCGGCCACACCATGATTTTGTTGAACCAATTCCAGTCGGAAACTAGTTGCAACGTAACGGTATTGACGCCGTTCACAGTGTCATCGGATGCTGTGTCGACTCGCCCCGACCACCGGTAGCCGTTCATCTCGACCGTGATCCCGACGACCGTATCTTTGCAGGCCATCGCGTAATCGACCATCGGATCGTTGCCCTTGATCACGATCGTCCCGGTCCCGACCGCGTTCCGCTTGAACGTGACCGTCGCCGAGATGTAGTCGTTCATCTCGCCGAGCGCACCATAGGCGTTGCTGAACAAGGTCACCCGGAATTGCGGGAGCTCGAGAGCGTTCTTTTCCGCCTCTGCGCGTTGATCGGCGAGGACGAACGCCGCCCACGGTTCCGTGTCGATGAGGTTGATCGGGTCGAGGATCGCGGTACTCATTCGGGCCACCGGCGGGCCGGAGTAAGTGACGCAATGACCGACGACTTCCCGGACACTGCGCCGGTGACGGACACGCTCACGTGAACCTCGGTCGGCTTACCGGCCTTCGCCGGGGGGACCGGAGTCGAGAACCGGCCGACGAGCCGCGGATAGAGGTTCGCGCCCGTGTTGAACTCTTTCACCGTTCGACGGTTGGGGAGCGTCGTGATCAATGCGACCTCCCCGGCGGCGAGTGGCAGCGACACGAACCGCGTGTCGGATCCGTTGTCGTTGAACGTGAACGTCCCCGGGCCTTGCACCATGTACCGCGGCCACCCTTTGCGGTCGCCGCGGTTCGTGAGGGGCAGGAAATCGGCCGACGAGCCGGTCGGGGGATCGAACCGGCTCGTCGAGTCGAACGAGACCCAAAACGGGTAGTCGGCGCGCGCCGCCCACGAAACTTTCTGCGAGCACACCCCGCCGAGACCGATCGCGTCCCGCGGCTCTTGGAAGAACCGCATATCGCGCCACCACTCGCCGAGATCGGTCGTGAACCACGACATACGGCCCGGGATCTCGGGATCCCACCCACTGAGCCATTGCCGCCACACTCGGCGGAGCTCGGCGGGCGTGTTCCCGAATACTGTGATCCCGAAATCCATCTCGGCGGCGTTGTACGCCGTCCCGACGTTGTCGACGCCGTCCTCGTGTGCGCCCTGCTGGTCGATATGCACGAACGGCGCGTGTATCCCCTTCACCCCGTCCGTGAGCACTACGCCCACGGACGGGGGGATGGGAGCCATACCGCCGGTGAGCGGCCACTGTTGACCGTCGCCCCCTACCCACGTGACGACCGAAAGGTCGTCTTCCAGTAGGGACGCCTGCGCCCACGGAGTTGCCGGGGCCGTGAGCGTTAACGGTGTTCCTGTCATCGTGACCCACTTCCCGCGTGAGCGTTCATCTCGCGGGAGATCTGCCGCGCCACGTCCCGGCCTTGACCGTCGCCGGAATACATGTTCTGAATGAACACGCCGCCGACGGCGCCGCCGAGGGTGCCGAGCATTTCTTTCCACGAGCTATTGACGAGATCGACGGCCTTCTGTCCGTATTCGGCGTTGACGTCCGCCATAGTCCGCGGCTTCTGCGCCGCGCCCCCGGCGTTCGCTACCGAGTTCGTGCCCGGCGTCGCGTAACCCGCCGACGGTGCAGAGGAACTCGACCCCGTCGATCCGTTGAGCGCGTCCATCCCCTCGGGGGTGAGCGCGATCGGGAGATCGCCCGACGGGGCGGATCCCGCGACATTCGCGTTCGACGAGCTCCCGGCGTTCGCGACCGCCGTACCGATACCGGAACCCTTGATTCCGTTGACGATCTGTTCCCACAACTGTTTTTCGTCGGGGGTGAGAACGAGCTCGTCCTTGCCGGTGAGGTTGTCCACGATCGACCGGCCGGGGGGGAGCGGGCCGCCGGTGTCCCGGAGGATCGGCCCGATTATCCCGCCGCCTGCGTACCCCTTCGGGGACGCGTTCGCGTCGGCCTGCTGAACATTGTTGATGTCCCCGTACGTCGCGACGATGTAATTCTCGGACGCCGCGGCGTTCGCCGTGGGGTCGAGAATGTTGTCGGGCAACTTCGGGTTCCGGTACGCCTCGAACGTGCTCGGGATCGTCTGCGTCAATCCCTGCGACGGGTGACCCGCCGCCGCGTTCGAGTCCCAATTGTTGATCGCGTTCGGATCCCCGCCCGACTCCCGCATCGCGAGAACCTTCATCCCGGGAACCCAATGCGCCGGGTCGAACCCGTTCGCGATCGTCGCGTCCGTCAACCACTTATCGAGCTCAATCGGACCGTTGTACGGCGTACCCGTCCCCGACTTCCCGGCGGACGGGTTCGACGCAAACCAACTCTTGATCTTGTCGACCGCGGCGTCGAGGAACTTCCCCGGAGTCGACTTGACGGCGTCGAGCCACTTCGACGGCTCCCCCGGCGTGTCGTTCGTTTTGTCGATCGCCGACGAGAACAAGTCTTTGAGCTCGGCGACCGGATCCGTTGCCATCTTCGCGAGGAACCCGGTCGTGTCCTTGACGTCCTTCCATGCACCCGACAGGAAATCGCCGACGCCGCCAAAGAATCCGCCGTCGGCGTGGATCATCCCGCCGTTCGCCCCGCCCGGCTTGCGGCCGGACAGCCCGTTTATCCCGTAGATGAAATCGGGGCCGAGGAGATTCGTCGCCTCGGGGGTGAGGATCGACTCGCCCGCCGACAACATAGCGGGGTGTTCGTCCTTCCCCGGCCTGTAACCGGGGATGATTCCGCCGCCCGCGTATGTGTCCCACGAACCCACGTCGACCGGTTGGATCTGCGAGAGACCGAACACGCCCGCGATGTCGTTCCACACGGGCAGTATGCCGTGGTTATACACGGCGTCGACGATGAATTTCGCCGGTGTCTCGACGATCTTATGAATCCGATTCCACTGTGTCTCAATCCAATTGACCGTATCCGAGAAGACGTTTTTAATTCCGTCCATCTCGAGTTTGATCGCCGCTGAGACAACCTTGATCACGGCGTCATAGACGTGTTGGAACGTGTCGCCCCAACTCGTGAGCTCGTCCTTTATGAATCCGACGACCGGCTTAATTACCGTGTTATACAGCCAATTCCAGATATCGCCGATAGCGTCCATCGACGGCTTTACGCCGTGATCGTAGAGCCACGACATAACGTCGCCGAAATCGTGGATCCGGGCGACGACAATCGAGATGATCGGCTGAATGATCGTGTCGTTGAGCCACGAGAACACGTCCCCGACGGCGTGTAGGGCCGGTTCTACGGCGTCATGCCACCACGCGAGGACGACGGATTTCGCGAGATTGAACGCGATCACGAACGGCGCGATAAAGATCGTCGCGACGATCGCCGCAAGGTACTTGAACCCGGTCTCGGTCGCGGAGATTACGGGCGAGACGTGAGCGGTCCAGAAATCCGAGACGACGTGCGAGACAGTGGAAACGGCGTCGCGGACGGTATCGAACGCTGTAACGAGTCCGTGCCACGCCGAGGCGAACGCGGAGCCGATCCACGAGCCGACGGCTTTCAGTACCTCCCACGACGACTGAACGGCCGTGTGGAACCACGACCAATGATCGTAGGCGTACTTGACTCCGGCGCCGAGTGCGATCACTCCGGCGACGAGTGCCGTAATGCCGATCACGATCTCGGATATGCCGGTTGCCGCGAGAGCGGCGGCGAGCCCGCCCGCCGAGACGGCGGCCCCGTCCTCGGCGACCGCGAACACGCCCATTGCTGCCGACGACGCCTCGATCCCGATATTCATCACGGCCCACACGGCGGACGCCGTTTTGAACGCGACGAACGATCCGGCGGCGATCCCGACGGACGTCACGAGCGCGTCGAGCGCCCACTTGTTACTACCGAGCCACTGCGCGCCGTCCTTGAGGCCGCCGACGATGTCGGTTAGGACCGGGAGGAAATCGGTCCCGATCTCGATCACGGTAGCGCCGAGTCCGTCCTTGAACTCGGCCATTTTCTGATTGAACGTCTCTTGTGTGTCGTGCCAACCTTTTACGGACCCGTCGGCCTCTGTCGTCGCGTTCGCAATGTCCGTGATGTTCTGATGTGTTTTGTCCGCATAGTCGCCGGTGACCATGAGGGCGACGTCTAGCGACGACATGTCGCCGGTAGCGAGCGCCATCGCCGACTGATAGGTCTGGATAGCGGACTTGCCGGACTTGATCGCACCCGAGAACCCGTCGACCTTTTGCTGCGCCGCGAGCCACTGCGTAGCCTGCGTTTTGTTCGCCTCGCCGAGCGTTCCCGACTGTTTCGTGAAATCACGCGCGGACATTCCGCCATCCATGTACGACTGCGCCATCGCCTGAATAGCCGGGTCGAGGTGATCGAACGCCGTCTTAGCGTCTTGCGCCGCGATCGCACTATGGTTGAACGCGTCGATCGAGACTTGCATCTCGGGATTCATGTGTGACTTAACGGCTTCCGAAATCGCCTGCATCGAACCGGCGATACCTCGGTCGCCCAAGTGCTGCTGGATATCCTGAGTGTTCACGCCGAGTTGCGAGAGCTCCTCGTTCATCGGCGAGGTTACGTTCGAGAGGTGACGGATCGCGTCCGCCATATGCTCAGTCGCCTGGTCGGCCGACTCGCCGGACGCCGTCATAGAAGCGAGGGTTCCGTAGAGGTCGTTTATCGAGATCCCCGCGGCGGCGGCGATCGGCTGTACCGAGTGCAGCGAGCCCGCGAATTGCTCGAATGTGGTTTTACCCTCGCCGACCGCGGTAACCATTTTCGACGTGATGAGCGCGGATTGGTCGGCGCCGAGGCTGTAGTCGTGGAGCGCGGTCGTCACGGCGTCCGTGACCGTGGTCAACTCGGCGCCCTCGGCCCGCGCGCCCTGCGCCGCCGCCTTCATCACTGTGAGCGCGTCTGCGCCGTGCTCACCGGCCGATTCGACCGTATACATGCCTTTGCTGATCTCGTCGGCGCTGTAGCCGACCTGACCGGCCATATCGAGGACGCCTTGCGAGACCATATCGAGGTTGTCTCGGGACTCGCCCGCGGTCGTCACGAGCCGCTCTTGTGTCTGCTGAAAGTCACCGGCGGCGTTCGCGGCGACGCCGATCGCTACCGCGTAACCGGCGGTGAGCGCGAGCCCGGCCGTCGACAGAGATTTCGCGACGGATCCGGTCGACGCCGCCGCGGCGTCCTGCTTCGCCGTGAGCGTCTCTTGTGCGCGCCCCTCGGCGCCGACCGCGGCGACGACGTCCGCCGACGCCGCGATCTGCTTCCGCTTCGCGACCTCGAGGCGTTGCTCGGCCGCGACTACTTGCGAGGACTCGGTGGCGTACTTTTGCCGAGCCTCGTTGAGTTTCGCCTCCGCTATCATCACTCGACCCGACGCGTCGGCCTCGGCGTCCTTCGCTTTCACGATTGACGCCGACGCCCGCTCGAGTGTCGTCGTTGCCGCGGTGACTTGCGACGTCATCGCCGCTGACATCTCCCCGGCGCTGCCGGTCGCCCACTGCGAGAACGCCTCGCCGAATGACTTACCGGCTTCCCCGCCCGCGGTGCCCGATTCTTTGACGAGCTTCGCGGACTCGGCGGACATACCGACGATTCGCGGGATGATGTCGAAAAATACGGCGTTGGACACGGTTTCACCCCTATACGGCTCTCACGTTCACTCTTGTATCGACATCGACGGGGCCGCCCATGTCGGAAATCGTGATCTCGCCGCGTAGTAGTCCCATGATTCCGTCATGAGTTTTCATCGACTGCTCACGGGCACTCTCGCGCGGTGACTTCCGACCGGGGCGTTTGATCGCCTCGTATCCGATCGGTGACTCGTAGAGGACTTTCGAGAGGTCATCTCGGATGAACCCGAGCGCGTCGATGATCGACGCGAGCGAGTGTGTGTTGATGTCCCACGGGTCACCGGTGAGAGCCTTTTTCGACCGAGAGTCGTCCGGGAGTTCCTCGAACATCACGAGGAGCTCCCGGGACGTCATCTCGTCCGTTCCGAGGAACATCGTCCGCCACCACTCGCGGAGCCTGCGCCCCGGGTAGTGCTTCATGATGTCGGCCTCGAGCTCGTGGGGGATCTGCCGCAGTATCGCGACTACCTCGGGAGTTTTGGGGAGTTAGCGTCCGCCCGTAGCATCGCCCACGCGAGCATCACGTCATTCGACGTACCACCGGCCTTGAGGAGCCGGGCGTGTTCCTCGGCGCCGAGGATCGCCTTCGCGGACTCGATCGCGCCGGTCGCCTTGTCGACGGCCTCCTGACGCTCGTCGTCCAAGAGGAACGGCGTCGGGATGTGAATCGGCTTCTGACCTTCGCCGAGGTCGATATCAATCCCGGGTTCCATCTTGAGGGACTCGTGTCCCTGAACGCGGAGCTCGGACAGCTTGAGAACGGACTTATTCAGTGCCATAACGGATTTCTCCTACTCGGTGGCCGGTGAGTGGCTGGAATCTCCCCCCGGCGCGGACCAGCCAGCCGCGCCGGGGGAGAGTATGTGCAGGTCAGAGACCTACGGTCGGTCGCCGGCAAAAAACCGGCGGACCGGGAACGCCTGCGAGACAGGCGATCCGGGATTAGGTGATCGTGATCGAGTTCGACGCCGCCGACTGAACGGATCCGGAGAGGTTCGAGCCCACGGCCTGAACCTTGAACGTCGTCGCCCCCGAGCTAAGTCCGGTGAGCGAGAGGATCGGGTTCGCCAGGGTGCCGCCGACGGTGACCTGTCCGGCCGGGAGCGGCGTCACGTCCGCGTTCACGAACACGTTGTATGTGAACGGGCCGTTCGGCGTGGTCGGCGCGGTGAACGTGATCGACGCAAGGCCGGTCCCGCCGCCGACGGTCGCGACGGGAGTTCCGGGGACGCCGGTCGTTCCGCCGGACGCGCGCCAACCGGCGCCCTCCCGGAACGTGCGGACCGCGAACCCGGCGAGCGCGTCGGGGTACGCCTCGAAAGTCAACTTCGCCTGAACCTCGGTCTTCGCCTGGAGCGACTTCTTGTCCGGCTTGACCATCCGCGAGCGGGCGTAGAGCCGAGCGAAGTAGTTCGGCTTTCCGAGCGTGTAGTCGACGCCGAGAAACAGAACCTGACGGTCCTGAACGACGGGAACGCGCGACTTAGTGAACTGGTAGCCGACCTGACCGATCCCGCCCATCGACGAAATCGGGAGGTTGTTCTCGAGGGCGTCGATCAACGGGTTCGACTGGATCGCCGTCACCATCGCCGCTTCACTGTCGCCGGTGCAGTCGGTCCGCAGCGCCTGCCGGGCCTGCCACGCGTTCGTGTCGGCCGTGGTGAACGTCGGCGCGAACTCGATCCCCGACTCGTCCGTGTAGCCGATGTCCTGCCAACCGTCGGTTGTGAGGATCGTCGACTTGAAATCGCCGGTGATCGAGTCGAACGGCGTGTATGCGGCGAGCGAGAAATTCGGGTCGTAGTCCTTGACGAGCGTCGAACCGTAGAGACCCTTAAAGATCTGGTCGGGGTTCCCGCCAAAGATCGAATCCCAAGTCTGCGAGGTCATTTCATCTCCTGAATTAGAGTGGTTGCGCGGTGATTCGAGACTCGATCGTGTAGCTCGCGAGGTAGCGATCTATGGTCGGATCCTGGTAGTCGATCCACCCGAACCCGTTGATCGTGCGGACGTTGTCGACGAGGACGCCGTTCACGAGTGAGTGTTTGAGCCGCTTCATGTAGAAACCGACGACGCGAGAGAACGACTCGGCCGCATCGCGGCTCGAGTGGAATACCTCGACGTCGACGACGGCCGACTCTGTGATGTCGTTGTCGCCGCCGGACGGGATCCGGGTAACCATGATCGCGGGGAACGTGGGCGTGTTCGAGAACTCGTTCGAGCAGTCGCCGACGCCGGGGACCGTCGAGAGGTACGCGACGAGTAACTGTTCGATCGAGGCGAAATATCGGTCAGTCATAGCGTGATCGAGTCGAGGTAGTCGCGAGTCCGGCGCATGATCGCGAGTTTCGGCCATTTTTTCGTGCCGTACTCGATCCAATGAGCCTTGAAGTCGCGGGCGACGACACGGCCACGCCACCGGCCATTTTTGAACACGACTTCGCCCTCGATCGAGTCCCGGTAGTCCCCGGCGTGATCGACATAGCCGGACTTGAGCCGGTGATCCTTCTCGCCGACCGGTGCGATCGACCTCGCGTACTCCGCTCCTCGGCTCGCGAGGGCGAGGGCCGCGGCCTTCGCTTCCGGGGACGTCTCGAGGAACCGCTCGGCCTTGAGGTGCAGTTCCGCGTTAACGACTGTCGCATCGAGTCCCATAGATCACCCCTGAAAGTGTTTGCCGTAGACGAGGACGTAATCGGGTCGTCCGAGTTCGTCGGTCCACAATCGGGCCGGTTTGGTGAGTTCGTAGACGACGCCCCGGAATGAGATCGCGTCCACGACTTTGACGTCGGTCGCCGGTGGCATGAACGCCCGGCCGAGGAGCTCGGACGCGTCGACATTCGAGTTCGTCTCGTCGCCGTCGATGTTCTCGAACGAGCAATGATGAACGAGGGTCGTCGTTTCGGCGATCGTCGGTTTCCCGAGCCGGTCCTTTACCGGGTGCCCGTCCCCGTCGAGGACGGGCGTCCGCGTGATCACGGTTACGTCGTCGTTGCCGAGGATCACGAGACCTCCTCGACGGCGTACCGGTCGAGGATGTCCCGCTGAAACGACGAGAGGACGGCGCCGGTAGTCGGGGCGAACCCGAGTTTCTTCTCGCCGATGTTCCGATAGACGAGGCCGAGCGGGTTCGCCCGTTTCTGCGCGGCGATCTCGAGCGTCACTTGTTTGATTGACTCGGGGACCGTCGCGAACCCGTGGTCGTAGGTCACCCGAACTTGACCCTTGCGGCCCGGCCACATCGTGCCGAACACGGTCACGAGGCCGCGTTCGAGCCACTCGAACGTGTCGACCGGTGTCCACGCGAGAGCGCCGTCGGGGCCGGGGATCCGGACCTCGACGAGCGTCACGGCGGTAACCGGTCCTTGCCGTAGCTGAACGGTGAAATCGGGTCGGGGATCGCAGATCTCGACGTCGGCGAGTACCTGTTCGATCGACTGTCCGCAGTAGTCGCGGACGACTTCGGACGCCCAAGCGATCGCGGCGTCGGCGTCGCCCGACTCAAACGGATCGAGGTCCGTCGACGTCGCGAGGCCGGTCATTTCTTCGGCGCGCTCTCGGTGGGCGGAACGACGACCTTAGTTTCGACGGTCGAGTTCCCTGTCTTCGGGTCGAACCCGATGACGGGGCGGGCGCCGTCGTCCGCGGGGGCCGCGTGTTTGGGCTGCTCGGGTGCCTCGCCGGGGAGGTGACCGTGAGCCCGTTCGTAGTCGTATGGGTTGCAGTAGCTCGTGTGTGCCGCCATTGCGGGGGTTCCTCTCGTGTCGTGCCGCGGGGAGGCCGCTCCCGCGCGGGGAGCGGCCTCGCCGGTGGATTACTTAGGCGTTGACAAGCTGGATGAGCTCGAAAACCTCGGGGCGCTCGACGAGGAGCCCGACGCGCTCCTCGGCGCGGACGGTCCAAATTCCCTGCTCGAACTCGGTCCCGTTGGTGTTCGCCGACTGAACGGTGAGCCCGCCCATACGGAGCACGGTCCCGCCCTGCCGGAACGCGCCGAGCAAGATGTAACCGGCGGGGATCACGGGGGTAGCGATGACACGCTTACCCCACAGGGTCAGACCCGAGTCGACGGCGCCGCCGATCGAGACAGACTGCGCGTTGCCGTAGTTCGTCCCAAAGAACGAACCGCCGAGGTACTGCCCCTGAGCGTCCTTCGCGAGCCGGATCGTCGACCAGTCGTTCGGGTTGATGAGGATCGCGTCCGGCTCAAAGAAAGTCTTGAACCGAATGTCGTTGAGACCGGCGTAGATCCCTTCCGCGATCTGAACGGCGGTCGGTGCGGTTCCGGCGGTGCCGGTGCCCTGCACCTTGCGGCCGGGGGTGACCGACGCGATCGTGTTCGATCCGGCGCCAGCGCCGGGGGTCGACGCCGCGGGGATGACGAGGTTCGTCACGGCGGTGATTGTCGCGGCCTGCGTGAACCCGGTCGTCCGGTTGAGGAGTCCGTTCACGCCGGGCATACCGGAACCGGCGAGAAGCTGGATCTCCTCCTTGCGCTTGATGCCCTGCGGGAGTCGGCGCTGAACGAGCGACCAGAAATAGGGGGCGTCCTGAATCATCTCGTCCGTGGTGCGAACGAGGTTCGTGATCTTTCCGACTTCCTCGGTCAGTCGACCGATTGCGTTCGTCGACTGCGCGTAGCTCGCGCCTTCGGCGGTCTGGTCGGCGCCGTTCGTCCACGCTGTCTCACGGACGTAGGACACGATCGGCGAGTTCGTCGGGGTCGAGTCGAACAGGTCCGCGATCGTGAGGTCGTAGAACTGCTGCTCGACGATCCCGGGCAGGAAATTCGGGACGATCGACGGACCGGCCGCGCCCGCCATGAAATACCCGGAGAGCGCGCCGGGGGCGGTGGTGCCCGCGGCGGCCTCACCCATGAGGTTCGCGGATCCCTGAGTCTTCAGTCCGAGATCGAACGAGAACGTCCCGGCCGATTCGCGGCTCGCGGCCTTCGCCGACATCGCGGCGTAGGTCGCGTTCAGCTTCTCGACGTGAGCGCCCTCGGGGGAGCGGGTGTCGATCGGCCGACCGTCGCCGTCGGTGAGGTCGTTTCCGGTGCGGAACGACTTCGCCTTTTCGAGCGCCTTCATGTGCTGCGCAATGTCGTTGTTCTCGGCCTCGGCCTTGTCGAGAAATTCGGCCTTCTCGGCGCCGGTCTTGGCGGTGTCCGCCATGAACGAATGCACCTCGGCCGCGAGCGCGATCGAGCGGGCCTCGAGTTCCTTTGTGGTCTTCATTCTGCTGTCCCATCCGTGGAAGTGGTTGCCCCGTAGTGAGCGGGCGTGAATGCGAGCGCACGCGCTCGGAGTGCCACGTCATCGGCGGGCGCCTCGGTCGCGGCGGCGGTCCCTTGCGGGGCGGCGGTCGCGGCGGACTTGCTCGCGGACGGGTGCGGCGTTCCGGCCGGTCGGCCGGTGGTATTGAGGGATTTCGCGGACGGATCCGCGATCGTGGTCACGAGGGACACGGACCGGACGTCGTCGCCGAGTGTCACGGTCGCGCCGTCGTCGGCGAATGAGCGGGCGAGTGTGTCCTCGCCGCACTCATAGACGACGGTCCCGGATCCGGCGGCGTCGAGGAACGTCGCCCGGAGCCACGGGTAAGTGTCGGGGCCGGTCGCCTTCGCGAGAGCGCAACGGAGCCGGTCGCGGAGATCCTCGACGGATCCCGCGATACCCTTCGCAACGACCGTGAACGACTTCGCCGCCGGTTCCTCGTCGACCGGTTCGGGATCCGCACCGGCGCACGAGGCGCCGAGGTGGTGTGCGGCGTCGTGGATCGCTTGGACCATTTTCGAGTCCTCGGCGTTCGTGCGGGCGCCGAGCTTCTCGGTCACGTCGAACGACTTGGACTCGAGGACGAGGGCCTCGCGGTTCGACGGGATCGCCACGAACGCACCGTTCAAGAGCTCCCGGACCGGCTTCGCGTCCTTCTCGGTCGCCGGTTCTGTCATGAACGCGACGGACGTCGTCCGAATGTGTCCCTCGTTGACGAGGGTCCGGACTTGCTGCGCGTGATCGGTCGAGGCGAACGTCCCGCGAACCTGTAGGTCCCCGTCATCGTTGATGAACGGTTTACCGGATCCGACGGTCGTCGCGACCGACATACCGTGATCCGAGTCCATCGTGATGTGATCGGGAAGGGGCGTTTTCCACTCTTCCGACTTGAGAACGTCGCCGTCCCGGTCCTTAGTCTGCGCCGACAGGATGATGTCGAACGCCCCGTTCGGGTACTCGGCGGAGTCCTCGACCGGCTCGACAGTCGCGAGGGCCTTCCGGATAACGGTCATTGCTCTGTCCTTCCGAGGACGCGTAGACACGCCGCGAGGATCGCCTCACGGTCGTTCGGGTGTTTGTCGAGGAGCGCGGAACCGGCGTCTTGCATCGACTTGCCGCTCCCGATTGCGCCGTGCAGCGATCGGACGAACTTTTGAACGTTCGGGTCCGTCGGCGCCGGGAGCGCCCCGGCCGTCGGGAGTGGGCCGCCGACCGGTGGGACGTGAGTCGGTAGGGCACCGGGGATCGTCGACGGAACCGCGATCGGGACGCCGTCGGGCGTTTGGTCGCCGCCGACTTGGAACGTCCCTGTGAGGCGTTCGGTAGGCGAGCCGAGCGGCTGTATCGCGGCGTTCGCGTAGAGCCGGTCTGCGAGCTTCCCGGCGTCGTTGAGGTCGAATAGCTCGCGGGCCTCGGACGGCTTGTAGACGCCGGATTGCACGAGCGGGGCGATCGCCAGGGCGCGCGCCTCGAAATCGCCTCGCAGTACGGACGACACGTCGAAACGCGCATACTTGGCGCCGTTGAAGTTGGCGCCGAGGTGAGCGTGTAGCACGGACTCGAGGAACTCGATCCGCGGCGTCATCGTGTCGCGGTAAACGGACCGGAGACCCTCGGTCACGTTGGAATAGGTCGCGTTGTCGAGGATATGAACGGCCGTCGGCGAGATGTCGTAGACGGCGCATACCTCCTCGCGGTTGAGCTTCCGCGATTCGATGTATTGCATTTCCTCGGCGTTGAGTTGCATCGGCGACGCCGTGAGGCCGTCCGAGAGGACAACCGTTCCGCCCGCGTTCGCGGATCCGCCGTGTACCGAGTCGAACGACTCTTTCAGTCGGTCCTTCGCGTCCTTCGAGAGCTTGCCGGTCGTCGAGAGCGCCATCGACGGGCGGCCCATGTTCTTCCACCATGAGGCGGTTGCGCGCCGCGATGAGTCCTCGTTCATGAGCGTTGACCGGAGAGGCTCGAGCCTCGACCATCCGCGCATCGACCCATCGGGGTTGTACCCGACGAACGGGACGACTTCGCTCTCGTCGATGAGCGAGTTCGGTTGTCCCATAAACCGATACTTGAGGGTGCCGTCCTCGTCCCGCTCGATCTGCGTCCGAGCGGGATGCATCGGCGTGAGGCCGATTACCTGCCCGGCGTCGTTGCGAATCTTGATCGCGAATGCCTCGTTATAGATCTCGAACGTCGAGGCGATCCACAACCAAAACGAGTAGGGGTCCATCGTCGGGCACGGGTCCGCGATGAGTTTCGCGTATGGGCCGGTTTTGTCGAGCTTGCGGCCGGTGTCGTTGCCCTCGTCCCACACTTGCACGCCGAGACGGGCGACGAGGTGGGCGATCTTGTTCACGACGACGGCGACCCACGGCTGAGCCTTATACAGCGCCGCATAGGTCGCGTACTGCAATTCGAGTTGCATACCCTCGCGGGCGAGGAAGTATCCGTTCGACGAGATCGGCGACGTTTCGGAATAGGCTTGCGGCGCTAGCGAGATCGGTCGTCCCGATGCGAGAATTGCCACGGCTTAACCTCCCGTCGCGATCTTCTGCCGGTAAGCGACCGCGATCCGGTCGACGTACATCTGTCCGGCGAGCTTCTGCTTGCCTTCGGCGGTGACGAGGTAGCAATCGTCGAACACGTAGATCTCGTCGTCGGCGTCGACGAGGATGCCCAAGAACTCGCCCTCGCCGCCGGTCAGCGTGACTGCGAATCGCCGACGAATATCTCTCTCTAGCAATGACTTACGTCGGAACCCGAACACGGTCACCCCTTATAGAATTAGAAGATCATCGGTTTCATAGACCGACCACTCGGATCCGCCGCGGTTCGTCCACGCGTTCACGGCCATGATTGCGGCCGGGACGGCGTCGATCCGCTTCGATTGCGCCTTACGGTTCACGGCCGACGGGCGAATGATCTCGGGGTTATACGCGGCGGACCGCGCCTCGACCGAGTCAAAGCACCACCGGGCGACCGGGTTCCCGTGATGTCGGAAACCGTCGAGTTTGACGATGTCCATAATCCGTGTCATGCCGGGAGACATGTGAGTGAAATCGTTCGTGTACGCGTAGATCTCTTGAACGTCGGTACGGGTTTGGATCTCTTGGATAACCGGATCGCTCGACCACTGGTCGGCGTCGCCGCCAACGATCGTGAACCGCTTCGCGTCGGACTCGATATCCCGGTATACGACTTGGTAGTCGAGGACGTCGCCCTCAGTAACCGTGAGCCAACCGGCCTCCGCCCATTTGCGGAGCTTCCCGTCGTTGCGGGCGTCGAGGGACTCGAACGCGCCCTCGGGGAGCCAGAATCGCCACAAGAGGTCGCACTCGTCGGGGCCGTTCGGGAAGAGCAAGCACCACGCCGCGAGGTCCTGCCGGGCGGCGAGGTCGAGGCCGAGCCACGCCTCGCGGCCGGTGAACGCGTCGCGGGCGTCCTGCGCCGTGTCGTAGGTTTCCCCGGCGTTGTCGTCGTACAGGTGGAGAGGCATCCACCGGAACGCCTGATTGACCCACTGATTCAACTTGAACTGACGGAACGCGTTCTCTTTGGTGGGGTCGTTCTTCGCCTCGAGTGCCTGACGGCGCATACCCTCGATCGACAGGAACGAGCCGAGAGCCGGGTTCGCAAAATGCCAATTCGCCTCGTCGAACGGGTCGGCGTCCTTCGGCGTGTTCCGCATGAACACGAATATGTGAGGCGCGCGGGCCGGATCATCGGCGACCCTTTGCATTTCGGCGTGTTGCAGTCCGCCGAACGATTCCGAGTCGTTACCCGCGGTCGTCGCGGCAATGAACATCGGATTCTTACGGGCGCCGGATCCCATACCGGTACGGAGCGCGTCCCACATCTCGCCGGACTTCCACGCGAGGATTTCGTCGGCGGCGACGCCGTGCGGGTTCGAGCCGAGGGCGGCCCCGGCGTCGGACGCCGTGACTTTGTAAACGCCGTTCTTTTTCGGGTAGGTCATCCGCCGGTTGTGCGGCGTCGACTTGACGAGCTTCGCGAGAGGCTTGCTGAGAGCGCACATCCGGGCGGCGACGTCGAAACATAGACCGGCCTGCTCTTTGTCGACGGCGATGCCGTAGACCTCGGCCGATTCTTCCCCGTCGCCGAGGAGTAGGTAGAGCATCATCGCGGCGAGGAGCTCGGTTTTCCCGTTCTTACGGGCGATCTCGATCCACACGATCTCGTATTGCCGGACGTAGCACTCGTGTTCGTCGGACCATATGACGGTCCCGAACACGGGCCGAACGATGTCGTCCCGCTGCCACGGCTCGAGAATGAACGCCTTACGCGCGTACTTGCCCTTAGTGTGAACGCACAGTTCCTCGATAAATGCCTGCGCGTGATCGGCGCGGGTCGAGCAAAAATGCGGGCCGGACTCCTCGCACGTGAGCCGGGATCCGTCCCGTTTGATGAACACGTGTCCGCAGACCGGAGGCGTCATTTTGAAACCTCCGGCCTACGGGGGACGGGACTAGCTCGAGGAACCGGCGGCCTCGTCCGCGGCGACTGCGTCGGCGATCGGGGTCGAGGAGTCGACCGGGGCGGGGGCGGCGGCCTGGTCGGCGGTCGCGGGAACGGTCGCGTCGATCGGCTCGGAGGTGACCGGGACGGTCAGAGAGGCGTCGACGGCGGGAACGGTCACGGTCTCGTCGGGGACGGTCGGGTCGACCGGCTCGGAGGTGACGGGAGCGGTTCCGGAGGCGTCCGGGACGGGATCGGCGGCCGGGGCCGACGGGACCGCGGAGGCGGCCTGCGAAAGCTGCGCCGTCACGGCGTCGAGGGCGGTGAAATCGAGGGCGGCGGGCGCGGCGGCCTTGAGGGACTCGATTTCGGCGGCCTGCGCGCGGACGAGGCCGACGAACGCGGTGTTCGCCGCGATCAGCTGCGCGACGTCGGCGTTCAAATGTTCCTGTGCAGTCATGACTACCCCTAGCATTTCGATGATGTACCCGGCCCAGATCGGGACGGGCTGCTCGTGGCTCTGTCGTGCAGAGCCGTCTGTGTTGAACTCGCGCCACCGGTCGACGTCGAATAGGGCGCCGATGTGGTTTCGAGTGATCCGGGCATGGAGCCCGGAAAGCGTGACGGACGCCGAGTCGATTCGGCCGTGCCACCGGCCGGACGGGGCCGACACGGTGACCGGGATAACCTCGCGGGCCGCCCGGTCGAAAATGGCTTTCGCGAGCCAATGCTCGGCGTTCTTGACGACCATCGTCACGATTCCGTCATCGCCCGTTGTCACGGTCGCCTCGCCGGGACCGATCGTCCCGACGGCGTTCAAATTGCTGTCATACAAAATGACATCGGTCATCCGAGGAGCCTTTCCGCGCCGTTCTCGGGCGTGTCTGTGTCGCCGATCTTGAGATCGGAGCGGTTAGCGGGATCGAGGCCGAAACGGGCCGCGAGTTGCCGCATCGTGGCCTGCGCGTCCCGCCATATCTGCCAGTAGGGCGACTTAATGACGCCACCGGCGGCGCCGCGGGCCGTGTAGTCCTCGAGCGATTGGAGGTTCTCGTACATCAGCCGCGCCGTACCTGCCGCGACACAGTACTGAGCGAACTCGTCCACATCCCACGTCGTCATCACGAACTTGTCGACGAGGTCGGGAACGAGTCGGTCCCATACCTCTCGGGCGTACTCATTGAGTTCGATCGGCGGTTCGAGAATCTCCTCAGCGTCGACCTCGGACGGCGTCGGCTCGTCCCGGTTGATCCGGTCCTCTCGGACGCCCTCGGCGATCTTGAGGTGATTCGGCCGAGACTTCGGGCCACGTTTACCCATCGGTCAGTCCTCCTCTCGGGATGCCGAGCGCGTCGAGGACTACCCCGCACGCCCAATCGACGAGGCGGGGGAGGACGAGGCACTCGATTAGGGCGTCGAGGTCGCACTCGGCGCCGTAGCTACCCACGGTCGCCGCCGTGGAACATCACGGGGACCGTGTCGGCGTCGGGCGACGGGCCGACGATCCCGCCCGGCTCGCGGTAGATCCATCCGACGCCGACGGCGAGGACGGACCGGATCCCGAACGTGAGGAGCCAGCCGTGAGCGTCGCGGGCCAACATGCCGCCGACGGGGCCGCGCCCGCGAGGCCGGTACGCAACGGCCCACGGCCCGCGATCCCGGGCGAAGATCCTCACGACGCCGCCTCGTGTCGGCGGTCGTCGAGGTACGGGTTCGCCCACAACGGGACGGCCCGGAGTTGCTCGTAGAACGTCGTGTGATCGTGCGAGCCGGGGCCGGTGCCCTCGGGGAGCGTCTGCGCGTGCGGGCCGACGGGAATCGAGACCGGATCGGCCGCTGAGAGCGATTCTGACGGTTTGGACTCGTGAGACATGGGGTTACCTCGAATCGGTGAAAAAGTGGCTGGAATCGGCGACTACCCGGGCGGAATGTGCCGGGAAATTGCAGGTCGCACCCGAAATCCAAGATTTTTTGAAAACTCGTCACCTCACACGCGGGCCTAATACATCGGCTCTTGAGGGTCGAGGTCCGTGATTGTGACCCCCCCACCCCCCGGCGGGGTTTGCGTTTCCGCTGGTCAGAGGGTTGCGGGGTTTTGCCCGGCGCCGGGGTAACGCCTGGTCAGAGGCTTACCGGCCGAGCCCGAATCGGTTCGGGTTCTCGTCCTTACCGGTGTGCTCGTCGTGGCATCGCTTGCAGAGTGCTCGGCAGGCGTCGGGGTCGTCGGGGTCGAGCCCTTGTGCGACGAGGTCGCGTCTCTTGATCGGGTAGTGGTCGGCGACTGTCGCGAGAGCACCGCAGAGGACGCACCACGGAGAGCGGTCGAGGACGATCGCCCTGCACTCACGCCACGCCTTGTGTGAGTAGCTACCGCGTGTGCCCTTGCGCTTACGCTCGGCGTCACTGTGTGCGCGTACCTGCTGTGTGTGCGCCCTACACGTACCGACACGAGGTAGCGCCGCCTTGCCGCACCCATTGCGCACACACGGGCGCATCGCCTTAACCGGCATAGTCGGGTTCCACCCATCCGCACTGGCAGTAGCGGAACGGGTTCCCGTGGTAGCGGTTGTCCGGGCAAATTGAGGGGGGCGCGGCGACGGTCTCGGCGTGTGACGCGCGGTTGACCTCGTCGGCCGTGTACTGCACGGGATGAGGCCGCCCGGCAATTTGAACCTCGACCGCCGCCGTACGGTCGCCGCGCCGGTATGCGTCGAGGAGCGGTGACCACATGCGAATGAGATCGACCTCGGCGTCCCCGACGACCGTCGCCATTACCCACGGCGACGTATCGGCGAGGAGATCCACCGGGCGACCGCTGAGAATGTTCGCGAGCGAGTCGACCGGGGCGACGACGCTCACAGATCCGAGCTTGCCGATCCGGTCCTGTAGGTCGCGCATCACAGTAGTTCCCCGTTCGTGTCGTGGATCGCGACACGTCGTCGATGCGACGCGATGATCCGTTCCGTCGCCCTCTTGAACCGGCGCGTGTAGTAGACCTGCATCCCACACGCGCCGATCGTCCCGGCGTTGACGAGCACGATCCCAAGGAACTCCCACCAGGGCATCACTGTTCCCCCTTCAGTAGGTCGCGGCGCCACTCGGCGTAGGCGAGAGCGTCGCCGTAGATACGGCTGCCGGGCGCGAGTTGCGTCGACACGATGCCCTCGACGCGGACGCCGCCTAGCTGTGACACCCAATGACGATCGAGGGTGACGATCCGGTGATCCGCCGTCTCGGGGTTCGTGCGCCTGTGCTCGTCGCCGTCTAGACGGTTGAGCGCGATGAGTACGTTCATCGGTCGCCGCCGTCGACGAGCCGAGTCGCGGCGGTGAGGCCGTTCCCGTATGCGAGAGCGCACAACCGGACGGCCTCCTCGTCTGTGTGACCGGCGGCCTTCGCTGCGTCGCGGAGAGCTACCCGGGCAGGCTCGAGGTTGTCGAGGGCGGCCTCGACCCGCTCGGGGGTCTGCGCGATGCCCTGCTCGTACTCGTGGCGCGCGAGGATCCACTCTTTCGCCGCCGACGTATACGCCGCATCGAGGTTCATGAGCTCGGCCTCGGCGAGACGGGCCGCGGCGGCGCGATCGCGCTCGGCGAGGTCCGCGAGATCCTCGTCCTCGAGATCCTCGGACGCCCGAACGATCGCCGCGGCGGTCGCGGGGTGATGAATGATCGTCTCCTCGACGACCTCCCCGAGACCGTTACGGACAGTGCTCGTCGTCGTCTCGGTCCGCCTCATGCGTGCGAGATCGGTGAGCGTGTAGCCGGGGCGAGGGATCGTCTCGGCGAACGACTCGGCGTACTGCGCGCCAGCGATCACCCCGGCGTCATAGGCGAGTGCGGACGCCCCAGCGTTGTCGCCGAACGCCTCGGGGAACGCGTACTCGCCGCGTTTGAGGGTGTTCGCCGCGACGGGCGGGCCGTCGTGGATGAACGAGCGCGGCGGGGCGATCGAGCCGTCGGGGAGGGTGTCGCCGGGGAGCCACCGGGAGCACGAGGCCGAGAGGTCGTCGACGAGCTTCTCGGCGGCGTCCGTGAGCGGCGTCGCGGCCGGGCGCATCACCTCGACGACGGTCGACGAGTCGGCGAGGATCACACGGTTCGACGGATACGCGGCGCCGAGATCGCGGGACATCGCGTCGCGGACCTCGGCCGAGAGGCGGCCGTCGACACGGACGAGGATCACATCGCCCTCGGCGAGATGGAACACGGGGATCTGAGAGTCGGGCATGAGAGGGACTCGATTCGTGGGGAGGATGAGCACCTGTGACCGGGAGCGCAGCTATTCGCCTACCGGGAGTCTGAAAACCGGGTTAGTACACGCGCCCCGGAGGGCGGGTATTGAGCGCGCTTCTCGGGATCCGCCGAGTACACGCCACCGGTCACAGGTGGATTGGGGAAGTCCGACGCCGGGACGCTACGGAATGTAGGTCTCCCGGCGCCGGACTTGGATCGGCCAGCGAGTTATGTGTGTGCCGCAACGGAGATATCGGCCGGTGTTCGCTGGACGTGTGAGGCGCTCACCACAAACGGGGGAGCGGGGGCGGGACGAACGAGGCGACCGCCGGGGGAAGTACCTCGGCGATCGCGGGCGGGACGAGGTCGGCGACCGGTGTCGGCCGGTACGGGCCGGGCGGCCCGGGGAGCGCCGGTAGATACCGGGCCGGATCCGGGAGCGCGTCGAGGAGCGGGGCGAGAACCGGCCGGGTCAGATCGTTCGGTGTCGGCGCCGAGCTCGGCGTCGGCGGAACATACCCGGGAACCCTTGGGGTTTGCTGAATTAGGCGGTCCGGTCCGCCCACATCGGCGGCCGGATCAATGTTGTACCCGTGGTCGCCGCCTATGTATCCGACCAGGCCGTTTACCGCGCCGACCGGATCGACGATCAGGTTCGGTTCGTGACAGATTCCGTCGTTGCTATGGCAAACCTCGACGAGCCGAATGTGATTCGGCGGGCGCCGATTCCCACGCATCACGAGGCCGGGCATAATCCCCGCCCACGAACCCTCGACGCCGCCGTGTACCGGATCCCGCGGGTCCGCGTAGCCGATCCCGGTCACCACGGGGGCGATGCCCGGGTCGTCGTCGAGGGCGCCGATCTCGTCGCCGGTGACCTCGGCGCCGAGCGAGTGCCCGACGATCACGAGGTGAGAGCCGGGACACGCCGCGTGATACGTGCGAACGTCCCGGTCGAGGGCGGCGACACCGGCGCGGACCGACTCGTCGTGTGAGGACTGCTGTAACGGCCAGATCGCGGCCGGGTAATCCACGATTTCGTGAGGGCCGTCGACCTTGAATCCAAGGGCGTCCGGGTTCCCGGTGCCGCCGACCTCGAACGTCATCGTCTGCAAACACGAGACCGGATCCGCGGTCGCCGCCCCCGGCGCCACGAGGGGCGCGAACACGAGGGCGACGGGAAGTGTTGCAACGCAAGCAATTCGACGCACAATCGGACCCGCTTTCGGGCATGAAAAAAGGCTCGGCGCGAGGTGAGCGCCGAGCCTTTAATCCGGTTTTGGGTAGCGTGAGCCGCTGTCGTTGATAGTGACACAAGTCCGTTTAGTTTGCCACTCTGCCCCTTCGATGCCGCGTGTCACGATCCAAGCGTTCGACGTCCCGACGGTCGACCGCGATGCCGTGCTCGTTCTGTTTCAGCACCGGTAACAGTCCCCGCGAGATCCATTTCCGAATGGCGCCCTTGCTGCGCCCGGTGAGCTCGGCGGCGGCGGCGAGTGTCATCGGTTCCGGCTCGTCGATGTCGAGGAGATCGTTCACGACTGCCGAGCTATCCGGTCGAGGAGATCGGCGATCGGCGGGGTGATCGCGAGCGTCTGCCGGGCCTCCCGCTCGCGCCGCTCACGGGCCGACGCGTGATCCTCCGGCCGCGGGTAGACGTGCCACGACCGGTCGTAGCCTGCGTGGTCGGCGTAGATCGCGGCGATCGGGAGGATCACGGAGAACCGTAGAAGATGCTCGGTCGCGTGCTGTACCGGGTCGTTCATGTATTCGGGCATACGTAGCGTGTCCTCCCACGCCGCGAGCGCGCACCGTTTCGCGTCGACCTCGCTGGTCTCGCGGCGATACCTCGGGTCGCTGTACCGCCGAGCGTTGTTGTCGTCCTCGTCGATCCGATCGTGCAGGAACGAGGCGAGCCTTTTGAGGTTCATCGGTTCCCCTTTGCTGCGTTCCGGGCCATTCCCTCGCGGGACCGTTGCGCGAGGTCGGCGACGACTGCCTCAAGCACCTCGTCGGCGAGGTCGAGTAGGTTCACCTCGCCGTCGACGATCACGCATTCGAGATCGCGGATCTCCTCGACGTACTGCGCGCGTTTCTTGAGTCCGGCGAGCAATACCTCTGCCAACTGCTCACGGTTCATCGGTTCCACTCCTGCCGGTAGTCGGGGTGATCGCTGTAGACGGCGGCGAGTCGCATGAGCGCGCCATAGAGTGACGCCGCTTTCGATTCCCACGCCCATGATTCTTCGGGCCGACCGGCTTCGGCTTCCATTTCCGCGACGTTCTCGGCGCGCTCGAAGTCGGCCACGATTCGCCGCTTCGCCTCGATGTCGCGCATTACTCGCGAGGGTTGCTGCCGGGCGATGTGCCGGGCGACTGGCAGCGGGCATTCGATGCGGGTGCCCGAGGTTGCGAGCACCCACCCTTTGCCGGTGGCGGCGATGCCGTCGTACAGCCAGCGCGTGCCGTCTTCGTCGATCGGTTCGGCGGCGCGCTCGTCGTCGAGCAGTCGGGCGCGCAGGAACTTCGCAACGTCGGCGCTCATCGCGCGTTCACCTCGGCCCGTGATGCGAGTTCGGCGCGGGCGGCGACGAGGGTCCGACACGGGACGCCCGCCTCGAGTTGCTCCTCGAGGTCGGCGACGAACTCGGCGAGCCGGTCCGTCGACCACTTGTCCAATCCTTTGACCTTGATCATTCGGGGCGCCATCCTTCGGGCATTGTGTCGAGCGCGTAGGCGACGAGGATCCGGATCATCTCGGACCGGTTCGCCGCGCCGGTGGATTTCTTCACGATCCCCTCGTCGACCGCGCGATCGTCGATCCGGTCGGCGAGGGCGTCCTCGATCCGTAGCGCCGTGTTCGGGCGGCGCGGCCCCGGGCGTGCCACTACTCGCCCTTGATCCGGGCGAGCTTATCGGCGCAGCGATCGCAGATCGGGACGTCGCCCATCGGGTGAGGCTCGACCGACGTCGCCGGGTTCGTGCATAGCGCGAACCACTCGCACACGGCGGCGTCGTCCGCCGCCTCGACGGGGACGACGACGTGAGGCATCGACCTAAACCATGCTGTCTGCAAGGGAGATTGACCCATCGAGCGGGCGCCCTTCTCGCTGGCGGACATCTTGACGAGTTGCCAACCGGGCAACCGGTCGCCCTCGGGGAACTCGACGAGGGCGACGAACGCGACGGTCCGCTTAGAGTCGAACGTGCGGGTCTCGCCGTCGGGGGTCGTGTAGCGAAATGTGGTCATTGTGCAGACTCCTATCGGTTGTAACGCTTGGTGATTCGGCCGGTCATCGTGACGTCCCACCCGGTGTTCCTGCGCTCATTTCGCCTAACCATTCGAGCACGGTTGCGCGCTTGTCTCGGTCGTATCGGCCGAGCTCGGCGCGGATGTCCCATCCGTCGGCGCCGGGCCTGGCACGGTCGACGCGAACCATGTTGTAGGCGACGTCTACGCCCCCGGCTGCGGCGAACGTGACAAAAACCCGAGCATCGCCACGCCGAAAGTCTGCGTCTTGCGCGGACTCGGTTTCGTGTCGGCTCCAATCGTTCCGGTCGGCGGTGTCGGATATCTTGCTCGCGGTCGCGCTCATGATTGACTCCTCGGGATCAGGTCTCGGGGGGCGGGGGCGCTCGAGGTGTGCGCGCCCGGGCGGGGGGGGGTTTGCGGGTGTACG